AGACCATGGCAGACAAGCTCGGCATCAGCCAGCAAGCCATCAGCAAACACCTTGTCAAGCTGACCAAGGCAGGCTACCTTGAAGTACTCAAGAAGCCCATGCCGGGCGCAAGGCACACCACATGGCGTGTCATCTTCGACCCAACCATCAGTGCCGATGACGCAGTCAGCATCACCAGCGCCATCGAAGACACAAGGCCACCCTACATGAAGGAGCAGCAAGCAATGGAAGCAGACAAACCAGATCCAGAGGGCCAACGCAGAGTCGCCCAAGCAATCAGCAAAGTACTCAAGCAACCAATCAAGAGGTATAAAACCATGCCCAAAGCAAACGAAACAGTCACAGTCAGGAACATGAAAGCAGCCATCAATAAGGCTCAATCAAAGGGATCTCAGGCACAACCCCCAGAGGTTGTACAACAAGACAGCAAACAGGCACAACCAGCGCCTGTGGATAACTCTGCCCAGATACAACCTAAAGGGGTTTATGGCACAACCTCTGAGGGTTGTATAAAACAAAGGAACAAGACAACATGTGAAGAAGTTAACTTAAAAGAAGAAGCAGACATGTCTGTTCTGCACAACCAAGATGTTCAGCAACTTGTCAGCGACGGCATGTCTGCACAGCAGATCAGGGACGCGCTCGACACCCTGCTGCCGCTGTACCAAGCCGAGGGCATCAAGCCCAGCAGCCGTGTCCTGATGGCAGGGATCCGGCAGTTGCAGGCAGATGCCCGATGACTGGATGCCCCGCCAAGCCCTTGGCTGGTGCCATGCAGCCACGACAGCATGCTGGTCTAGGCGCAGGTAGCCAGTCTGCATTCCAGATCGCTGTAGGCCTTGTAATGCTGCATGTCCAAATGCCAGACGAGCGTATGGTTTCTGTACAAGCCTGCTGCTGCGAGGGGTGTCTGGCTGCTGGCGGCTGGGAAAGCCGCATGTTTACTGACATCCCGGCAGGCAGGCTGCGTCTGGCCAGCCACAGGAATCGATACCCCTTCCCCCCGCCCCCTCACCGTAGCGTGCGGGGGTCTGTATGAAATTTTCCCCACTTTTTCAACGACAATGATGTAAAGGACTTTTATGACAAACGACAACGAGATTAAGCCCAGTGAGGGCAAGGCGTGGAAGAACGCTGAGAAGACTGAGGCATGGCATGGTGACTACAAGGGCACGTTTGTGATGCCTGATGGGACGAAGCACTTCCTTGATGTCTACGTCAACAAGAAGCCTGACGGCGGGGTTTGGTTCAAGCTCAAGGTGGGTAAGCCTAAGATGAGCAGCGCTGGTGCCGGGTCTGCTGTGCCTGTGTTTGCAGCTGCTCCCCAGCCGAAGCCAAAGGCTTTGGTGCCAGACCTTGATGATGACATTCCCTTCTGATGACTAGGGCAAGGGTTAAGTCAACCGTGATCCCTCCTTTGACCAACTGGGGTGGGGTGAGGTCTGTGCAGCGCAGGTTGGAGCGCTCAAGCACCATCATGGCCAACAAAGAGGCTGTGGCTTATGCATTGCTGAGCATGGCCAACACCAAGCTGACAGACATCATGAGCTGGGATGAGCAGGGCAACGTGACGGTGAAGAGGTCTAGCGATATACCAGAGCACGCGCTGCATGCGATCAAGTCAATCAAGGTCAACAGCAAGAAGGACTCTGATGGCAATGTGTACTCCACGCTGGACATTGAGCTCTACGACAAGGTGGGTGTGCTGCGTCTGCTGGCCAAGGCAAGTGGACTGCTTGACAACCCGGACGACGGCAGCGAGAAGCCGTCTGTGATTGATATCAATGTTGTTGCTCCAAGGGGGGAAGCATGACAGACGATTTAGGAATAGTCAGAATGGCTACGCTTGCTGATATTCCATATGTAATTTCTTTATCCAAAAAAGAAAATCATAGTCTTGGATTTATTCCAAAAATGGCATATGAATCCGCTGTCACTGGAATAAAAACAGGAGATAGGTGGAGCAATGTTTGTAACGACAAATTATTTGTAATTGAATGCAATAAAGATTTGGTCGGTTTTTGCATAGCCAGTTTTGGCATACCAAATGCAATAAGTAAAAAAGGCAAAATTGCACAAATATGCTTGCAAACGGATGCAAGAAAGTTTTTGCGCGGTAGAAAGCTATTGGACGAAGTTGTTAATTACGGCAAAACCCAAGGCACATTTGCATTCAGTGCAGGCTGTGCCAATGATTTGGAATCAAACTTATTTTGGCGATCAATGGGTTGGGTCAATATAGCTTCACGATTTGGCATAAGCCACAAAAACACATGGAAACAAACAAGCAAGCGAGTAATCAACATCTATCGTTACGATCTTTCAGATTTTTTATTGTTACTGGATTGAAATGAACTTGAAGATGAATGCCAGAGGTGAAGCATGAGCCGTACCAAAGAGATGTCCGACAAGACCGTGCCGATGGCTGGCTTGAACCTAGACTTCAGCGAGTCGCCGGTGATCTACGACTTCATCCAGTCCAAGAACTTTGTGCAAGGGATCATGGGGCCGGTGGGGTCGGGCAAGAGCTATGGCTGTGCAGCCAAGATCTTCATCAAGGCTGTGCAACAAAAGCCAAGCCCGATTGACAACGTCAGGTACAGCAGGTGGGCGATTGTCAGGAACAGCTACCCCATGCTCAAGACCACCACCATCAAGACTTGGCTTGACCTGTTCCCAGAAGGCACCTTTGGGCCTATGTTGTGGACACCGCCCATTACCCATCACATCCGCTTGCCTGCCCGTGAGGGCGCAGCTGGCATTGACTGCGAGGTGATATTCCTTGCCCTTGATCAACCCAAAGATGTCAGGAAGCTGCTGTCTTTGGAGCTGACAGGCGCTTGGGTTAATGAGGCGCGTGAGCTGCCCAAGGCTGTCATTGATGGCTTGACCCACCGGGTTGGCCGGTATCCGACAAAGCGCGATGGTGGAGCAACATGGCACGGCATCTGGATGGACACCAACCCCATGGATGATGACCATTGGTGGCACAGGATGGCTGAAAAGGAGAAGATGACTGGTGCCTATGCATGGAAGTTCTTCAAGCAGCCCGGCGGTGTGGTGCCCGTGGACGTTGAGAACCTGCCAGACATGCCAGAGGCCAACGATCACATCTTTGCGTCTGGCAAGTGGTGGAAGGTCAACCCCAAGGCTGAGAACATCCACAACCTGCCGCCCGGCTACTACCAGCAAATGCTGCTTGGCAAGAACTTGGACTGGATCCGCTGCTATGCCGGTGGGGAATACACCTATGTGCAGGAAGGACGGCCTGTTTGGCCAGAGTATGAGGACTCAACCATGTCGGGTGAGACTGAAATTGAGCCTAATGTGCCTATACAGGTCGGGCTTGACTTCGGATTGACCCCAGCGGCCACCATTGGACAGCGTTTGCCCAACGGCAGGTGGCTGATCCACCAAGAAATCGTGACTTTTGACATGGGTCTGGAGCGCTTTGGCCACCAACTGCTGGCTGAACTGAATCAGCGCTACCCCAACCACCAAGTAATGATCTGGGGCGACCCAGCAGGCATGGCCAGAGATGCGATATATGAGGTCACAGCCTTTGATTACCTCAAAACCTTGGGGCTGCGAGCACAACCTACCGCCAGCAACGACTTTAAGGTGCGCCGCGAGGCCTCTGCCGCCCCCATGCAGCGCCTGATCACCGGCAAGCCGGGGCTTATTGTCAACCGCGATTGCAAACTGCTACGCAAAGCGCTTGCAGGTGGATATCACTTCAAGCGTGTGGCGGTTGGCGCTGGCCAAGAGCGCTTTCGGGACGCGCCAAACAAGAACGAGCACTCTCACATTGGCGACTCCTTTGGCTACCTGATGCTGGGCGGCGGTGAGTACAACCGCATGACCCGCACCCACCAGCTCGGTGGCCGACCCATGGGCCAGTCCAGCGCCAGCACCGACTTCGATGTGTTTGCATGAGCTATATATCGCCACGATATACAGTAATTGCCCCTTGTACAAAGTTCAATAGAATCTGTTGGTATGAGTACAGCCATCATTGAAATGCCAAAATCAAATCTGCCTGCACCAGTGGCGCGGCAGAAGATCATGGCCATTCAAAAGGCTTGTCAAGCGCTGCCAGATGGTGAGCGCATGGATGAATCCCCACCCCTCAAGCACTGGCTGGCACCCGGCCTCTATGCGCGTGAGATCCACCTGCCCGCTGGCACCGTGGTGGTCGGCAAGATCCATCGCCATCGCCACTTCAACATCATCAGCCAAGGCAGCATCACCTGCTACACCGAGTTTGGGCTGGAGACACACACAGCGCCAGCGTCATTTATCTCCGAGCCGGGCACCAAGCGAGTGGTGCATACCCATGAGGATGCAATCTGGACAACAATCCACCCCAACCCGACCGATGAGACAGACATCAAGACACTGGAAGACATGTTCACCGCGCTGGAATACGCCGAGCTGGGCATGGAGGTTTATGAACACAAGGAGTTAATTTAATGACATATTTCATCTCTGGTGCCATCATCTTAAGCACCGCATACAACGCAGACCAAGCGCGTAAGTCACGAAAACAGGCTGAATCAGACCAGCGCAC